TATGCAACTCCCTCAAGGGGGCCAGGGAAGGTTTCAGTCTGTCAGACCAAGGAAAAAGGAAAGCTTTTGTCAAAGATGGCGACTGGTAGTGAGGGGGAGGGCCCCGCCCGGCTGCCTCGGCGACCCAGGCGCTGTCCAGCGCCGATTTACACACAGGAAATTTTAAGGAGCCTCAGATGGCAAAGAAACTTAAGACCGTTACATCAAGCGGAACGCACCTTGAACAGCTGAAAACACTGGCAATAAAGCTTGCTGAACAGCTTGATATGGCCGTGGACCAGCAGGGATATGCGCAGCTGGCCAAGCAGTATCGGGAGACGATCGGGGAGATAGCAGAGATAGAAGGTTATGAAGACAGCAATGACGAACTCAATGAGATCCTCAACGGCCGTAAGGCTGATGGGAAGCCAGGAGCCGTCAGAAAGAATCGCACCGATCTCAACTGAATCAGACGGAAGCGATGCGCTGAAGGTTCTGAAGCTCGGAGGGATCAAGTTAGATCCATGGCAGGAGAATATCCTTCACGACTGGATGGCCAGAGACGAAGAAGGAAAGTGGGCATCATCCACATGCGGCTGCAGTGTTCCAAGGCAGAACGGCAAATCCTTTGTGGTGCAGGGAAGAGCGATTCCCGGAATGCTTCTGTTCGGAGAACAGGTCATCTATACGGCACATTTACAAAAAACAGCAACGGAGACCTTCGAAGAGATGAAGGCCTTTTTTGAATCTCCAAAGATCAAACGCTATGTCAAAGAGATCAAGACAGCGATCGGCCGTGAACAGATCATTCTGAAGAACGGCGCAAGAGTGAAGTTCCTGGCAAGGACAAGAAACGGAGGCCGTGGTCAGCATGGAGACCTGCTCATCATCGATGAGGCTCAGGAAATCGATGAGAATGCACAGGCAAGTTTCCTGCCGGCTATCTCAGCTTCTCTGAATCCGCAGACTGTCTATCTCGGGACACCGCCAGATCCAACTATACCAGGCACCGTCTTCCGCAAGATCCGTGCCAACGCACTGACGGGAGAAACAAAGATTGCCTGGACAGAGTTCTCCGTTCCGGAGATCGGAGATACACATGATCCGGAGCGCTGGGCAAAGACGAATCCGGCACTCGGCAGACGAATACAGTTTTCAACGATCGCATCGGAGTCGGAACAGATGGACCCGGATACTTTTGCACGGGAGAGATTAGGCTGGTGGGCACCGGTCGTTACGCAGCAGATCGAGTATGCGCTTGATCCAAAAGCGTGGGAAGCCTGTGCATCAGATCTGCCGAAGCCGGAGGGCAAGACAGCCTATGGTGTGAAATTCTCTCCGGATGGAGCTGAAGTGATTCTGGCCGGTGCTGTGACTGATTTCCAGGGGATTACACGCATATCACTGATCGAGCGAAGAAGTACCGGGCATGGTATCAAATGGCTCGCAGAGTGGCTGAATCAGCGTTACACAGTGGCTTCCTGTGTCGTGATAGATGGAAGAAACGGTGCTGACATTCTGATCGATAGGATCAGCGATACATGGAAGGTCAAAGATTCGGTGATCAAGCCGAGAGCAATCGATGTGGTCAATGCCAGCACGATGCTGGTGACTGAAATAAACGAACGAACACTTACTTGGTACAGGCTGCAGGAAACACTGGACAACAGTGCCAGGACAGCTGTCAGAAGACCGATATCCGGAGGCTGGGGATTCGGTGGCGAAGATTCATGCCCGATCGAGGCATGTGCACTTGCGCTGTGGGGAGTGAAGACATCCAAGCGCAATCCGGGGAGAAAGATGAGGATTGGTTAGATGGTGAAACTTAAAGGCGATATAGTACATGCCTTCGGTCTGCCGGCTGAAGAACAGACAATGATGCAGGAGCTGCTCAATGTATATAACCTGCATGAAGTCCCGAACAAGCTGAAAGAGAAGTATTACGAAGGGCATATCACACTTGCAGAAGTGAATCTGGGTATTGCGCTTCCTACCGGGCTGAAAAATCTTGAGATAGGCTGCGCCTGGGGAGAGAAGGCAGTCGATGTGCTGGCATCCAGATCCATGTTCGATGGCTTTGTGACATCATCCGGAGCTGAGTCTGAAACCATGAACAGGCTGGCAAAGGATAACAGGCTGATTGCCGAATACATGAAGGCCTGCCGGGATGAGCTGAAGTATGGATGTACATTTGCCACACTGTCAGCTGACGAAGAAATCGGCACACGTATCAGATTCCACTCTCCGCAGTCAGCAGCGGCACTCTGGTCCGGAGAAAAACAGAGGATCGAGTGCGGTTTTGCCATCATCGACTACGAAAGCGATGACAAGGCATGGAGTCCGTCACTGGTGAATCTCTATACGGATGATGCGATATGGATCTTAAGGCTTGTAGGCAACAGATGGGTTGCGGAAGAGAAACCACACCGCATGGGCAGACCGTTGATGGAACCGCTGATCTGGAACGCCACCAGTGCAAAGCCTTTCGGAAGATCCAGACTGAAAGAACCGATCCGCAGACTAATCCAGGGATATGTCCGGACGGTAGCCAATGCGACGATCGGACTGGAGTTTGCGACATCCCCTCAGAAATACCTGCTTGGTGTGACAGACGAACAGTATGATGCAGTGACAAATTCCAAGTTCCAGCAGTATGTCGGATCTATCCTGGCATCAACGAGCAATCCGGAGACAGGACAGAATCCTGTGTTCGGTCAGCTGTCGCAGGGAACCATTGAACCGCATGTGCAGATGCTTCGTTTGTTGGCAACACAGTTCTCTGCAGCAACAGGCCTGACCGTTACAGATACTGGTGTGGTTAATGATGCAAATCCGACCTCATCTGACGCTATTCTGGCCCAATCTCAGACGCTTGTGCTGATGGCTGAACAGTTGAATGCCGGCAATGGAAATGCACTGTATACGCTGTCACAGATGGCAATGGCAATCGATCAGAACGTGACCATGGATGAGCTTTCTGAAGAAGATAAGGCAGTCATGGCTCACTTCAAGAACCCGGCCATGCCGTCACTGGCTTCCACTGCGGACGCAGCTGTGAAGATTGCCTCTGCGCGCCAGGCGTTCTCCGAGACAGATGTATTTGCCGAGATGATCGGCTTCGATCAGGCAGACATCCGGAGGATCAAAGCACAGGAGTCCAGAGCAAGAGGTCTGCAGACGCTGAGTGAGGAATTCGGCAATGATCTCGAAGGCTAAGTGGCAGAGATACATAAAAAAGCTTGCCGATATCGATGAACATGCCGGAGATCTGATGCGACAGTATATCGAGGCAAACGGTCTGCAGGACAATAATGCTTTGATCGATTATGCATTCGGACTTGCTACAAAATACGGAGAAGCTTCGGCAGAACTTGGGTGTGAGATGGTCGAACTGATGGCAGCTGCGCAGGGAGTAGAGATTCCTCCGGCTGTACCGGCTGAAACTGCGACTGTTCAAGAGGTTGCCAAAGGAGTGATGTACGGTAAGTATCATTCACCGAGTCAGATCCCTAACATTGTGAGCAGAAAGGTCAGACAGGCCGGGGCTGACACGGTAATGAAGAATGCGATCGTGAACAACGCGGAATGGGCATGGGTCCCTTCCGGAGATACCTGTGCATTCTGCATTACATTGGCATCAAGAGGCTGGCAGCGTGCTTCCAAGAAAGTCCTGAAGGGCAATCATGTGGAGCACATACATTCGAACTGTGACTGTACATTTGCGCTGGCATTCAACGAAAAGGGAAAGCGCAAGTATGATTCCGTCTATGACCCAAAGAAGTATGAGGATATGTACTACGGTGCAGAAGGACATACTCCAGGAGATAGGATCAATGCGATGCGCCGAGCCAAATATCATCAAAATAAAGATTATATTAATACGCAGAAGAGGAATGCGTACCAACTGAGAAAACTTGAAGATTGGGCATTGGGTGAAGAAGGACATAAAGGTTTAGACAGATCTACAGAGTGGCAAAGAAAACGGATCTATTCTGACACTTATCCAAGAAGAATGTCAGCTATTGGAGAACCCAGAAAAATACGGGAAAAAGTTGTTGAAGAGGCAAGAAGCATTTTAAAACACCGCAACGGCACAAGGTTTGAGGACTTAGTATTCATAGACTCCAATACCGGAGAGATAAAAAGACAATTAAACTATGATGTGAAGGATAAAGTTGAACCTACAAACGAAATGAAAAAAATGGTGGAGAAAAATAGACACTCGATAATTGCTATTCATAACCATCCTTTGAGTGTTGCCCCTAGTGAGGGTGACATTATTTCTGCGTATAGCCATGAATACAAATATGGAATTGTTGTTTGTCATAATGGTGATATATATAAGTACACATTAAAGGAATCTGTAAATATATCGGCCTATGTTTCAGCATATACACGCTTTGACAAAGCGTCACAATCTAGAGATGCATTGCCAAAATTCATAGAAGAGTGTAAAATGAGTGGGGTTGAGATTGAATTCTTATGATTACAATGGAGAGCATAGAAAAAAAACTTGGATTTAATCCTCTAACATATGATTGGCTAAATAACCCTCTTGATATTGGTACAGATGCTAATCCTAATGCATATAAAGGATTAACAGACGAAGAGATTGATTTTATCTTTGAAGAATCAATAAAACATGGACCGACGTATATCCGCAAAGGTGATCAAATCATTCATAATATATAGTAGCACTCTCCAGAGTGCTTTTTCTTAGGGGGGGAATATGCTAAGACATTACATTACGAAATACATAGAAGATGGGCAGAGATATGCTGAAGCATGGTTGCAGTTCAATGCTTTTGGAAAGTGCTTCTGCTTTT